CAATATTCTTTTTACCATAGAATCCAGTATATTTCCAATCCTTTAACCATTTGTTAAAAGTATTTACACAGTATTGACTATCTGAATAAATATGGATATTATATTTTTTGTTTGTACAAGCTTTAAGAGCATGATGAATTGCTGCTAATTCAGCTTGACCAACAGAAATATTGACGTAACCTATGGATATACGTTTTTCTAATTTTCCACATTGAAGAAACGCACCAATTCCACCATCTTTAGTTTTCCACCATGAGCTACCATCAACAAATACCATTACTGTTTTCTTGTTTTCCAAGTGCAGAGGGATGTTCTCACAAAGATAATAAAGTATTAACCTTAGGTAGGTTATACTTGTCAAATCTCCGAATTATATACAATAAACCAAGTTTCTCTAATTCAATTTCTATTTTGTATCCCATAGAAGGGGAGCTAAATCCTAATATCCTAGATATGCCTCTAACAGAAAGCGTTGTTTTCAAGTCTGCTTTAATGTTTTTTCCAATATGCTTTTTCTGTATCAAAGATAGTTTCTTTTTTACAACATGTTTCTGTCTTGCAATGTTCAATTTTATTTCCTCATTTGTAATGTAAATTAAAAGTTTGTTAATATGTTTTGAAGCTATTTTAAATATTTTAAATGAGCCCCTTCTAATTACCTTTTTATTTTGCTTTATTTTTAAATCATATTTAAAATAAGCAAATAATTTATCATAGCTAATTAATGATAGTTTTTCTCCATCTCTCTTTAACCATCCTAATTTAATCAACCAATTAATATTTTTGTAGAGTGCTGGTTTTGATAAATCAACTTTGATAGTTGAGATTCCATTGAAACAACCATCTATTTTAAGTACTTTGAGGCGATAGTAAAACTGTAACGGTGTAAGCAAACTACGATCATTTGATCGTTTTATTAAACCTTCAGGTACTTTAATACTATATGTAGGATTACTATCCACTATATTACTCTATAGATATTTTATATAAGGTTCGAGAATCTCCCCGAGAAATTCATTTTAATTTTATATATGGTTCATTACGAAGCATATATTAACCCTCAACCCATGTTGTCCATGCATAATTTGGGTGAAATTCACGCTTTACACGCTTTTTATTCTCCAATTTATCACCTATTAAAGTTGATAACGTATCAGTATTTGCTGATTGATTTGGAAGTAAAGAATGGTCACTGATCATATCAGTTATATCTTTACCTACTAAATAATGTTTATGTGTATCATCACTTGAATGAATAAATTGTGTAAATATGTAATACTTATTATCTATAAATACTAAATTGTATCCCATAGTATATACCATAAAATCCATTATCCTTTCTTGTTCTATTGTCATAATTTCTATTTTAAATCTCTATGATTAGGAATATGAATCTTAGAATGATCCTTGCTCCTCTTTTTTAATACTTTCTTTTTGTCTTCCATAGACATTGAACTAAATTTGCCAAAATTCACTTTATATGCTCCTTTCTTTTTAATTGATTGTATCTTACCTCCACATCTAGGACAACAAATCATTCCATCTGGTTTATGCTTATGTCTATATCCTTTATCTGTAATAGTATATTCAGCAATGAAGAACTCATTTCCACAATCCCATTCTATACATTTAAAATTGTTGTCTTTCATTCTACTTTAGATTCAAAAGGTGCAATACCTTCAATTTTAACTAAATGGGCTACATCTTTTAATTTTTTTCTTTGCATAAATAGTTCATATAATACTTCCTCTGTTGTAGGTATTTGATTAGTTGTTTCTACAAATATATCTAAATCTATTTCTCTAAATTCTGGTTCAATATAATCGACACGATATTTAACTCTATATTTAATATTTAATTTAGGCATCTTCTCCTTCAGGTAATATTTGAGTTAATTGAGTAAATCTCTCTTGAACTGTTCCGGTTATTGTTGTATACTCTACTTCTGTTTCTTTTAGTAATTTAACTATCTCTGTATCTGTTTTCTTTTGTACATCTTTATTTGTACCTCTAATAATATCATTAACATCTTTCATCTCAAATTCAATTGGAATATAAAGATAATGAATATGTAATCTAGTTATTTCAATACCTCTATATAGAGTACTATCCATATATCGAGCTTTATTTAATACTTTTTGATATGCCAAACTATCTATAGGACTACGACTAAATACATGAAAATGATCTCTCAATATTCCATCCAATATTGACATAAATTGATTTTGAGATATAATTGTTTGAAGTTCATCTGTTAAAGTCTTATCGTAAGAATCATTTTTAGGTAGAAATGGTCTAGCACTTATTTCTTGTACAACTATATCTTGATATAAAACATGAATATGTTTCATTAATGTTGATTTGCCAACACCGCTTGCACCAGTCATACAAAATACTTTTTTCATGATTCTATTGTTTTTAATAAAAATGGGGCTAATTTATTAATCTCCATTTCTTTTGGGTTTCTAACAGGACTATCTTTAGGTTCAGTCCAATAAGTTGCTATTGAAAAAGCAGCCCACATATCTCCATTCATCCATTTTGCTCCTCCATTTTTCTCTACTTCTTCATTCCAATAAATTAAATTTGGTTTTTTAATTGTATTATCTTCACCATATTTTTGTTTTAATACTCCATTTACTGCTCCATCATTGACCCCTCTTAAAGAATGATTATGGTGTAATTTTATGCTTTTTCGAAATATTAAATGTACTGGAACTCCTAAAGTTTCACATTGTTGTTTTAAAATTCCAACAAACACACAGCTGTCAAATATGGTTTGGCCGACTTGCATAGCATATGAAGAAACCATTTCTATAATCACCTCAGATACCTTCTCATTACGACCCAATAATATATTAGGTATTTTATCTCTTAACTCTTCATTAGAAATTTTATTCTTATCTAACAATTTTTCTCCATCCCATACAACGTAAGCTGTATCGAAACACCCAGGATCTACGCACAGTATATGTTTTTTCATTTTAAATATTTTGTTCTAAAAATTGATGTATATTTTTTTCTGTATAAGGTATCTCTATATAATTAGCTTCTAATTTATAAGCAAATTTGCGTTTAATTTGATCATGTTTTTGTTGTATCTTAAATTTTTGTTTACCTCCTTCAAACCCCATTGGATAAAAAATGTTGACTTCCTTGATATTCAATTATAGCTCCATTTTTAGGTAAAAAGAAATCAAAATGTAAAGGATGACCTTTTAAACTATTACAATTAGGATGTGAAACTTCTCTTATATATTGTATCCCCTTATCAATTAAATATTTTTCTATAGCTTGCTCTCCTCTTGAATTCATAGGATCTTCATTCCTTATCCAATTAGCTTTCTTTACCAAATTATATTCTGCTACTTTTTCAGGATTATTTGCTCTCCACTTTTTACTTTGTTTCTCCTTATATTTAATCCTTTCAGGTTGTTTATTTCTTAATGCATCATATTTTTTACAACAATCTTTACATTGACTCATATAAAGTGTAATCTTATTCCTGTAAAACTCCTCTACAGGCTTAATTTCTTTACACTTTATACACTCTTTTTTCATAATACTACTCAGCTATTCTATATTCACCTTTTGGATCTTCAGTTTTCCATGTAAAAGGGTGCCCACCATTCGGAATAACCTTTACCTTATAGTAAGACTTTATTTTGCACCAATAAATTGGCTTACAACGAACTGAATTATCTCTACCTTTAGAGTAATCAAACCACCACCTTTCATCACATTCTTTCCCGCCTTTCCTACTAATTGTATATGGCATATTTAACCACCCTTCTCTAACTTCTAAAAAGTTCCTAAAAAGTTTCGCAACCCATAAAGGCATATATTTTGGTTTTAAAACTAATCCAAAATACCCATAAGTATCTTTTGGTGGACTTTCTATACTTATTAATTCACTTGCTATATTCATCTTACAAATTTACGAAGAAATCTTTAAATTTCCAAAATTTTACTCACTCCACCTTCTTTAACCACTGTTACTATTTCTACATCTTTAAAGTTGTGATTTACATGAGTCACTATCTCTATTGTTTGATTTAAATTATTTAAAGCTTTCATTACACCTCTACAGCCGACTGAATCCACGCTTTCCATCAATTCATCACAATATAACAGATCTAAGCCTCCACTTTCACAATTTAAATTGATTAGTTTTTGAAGTGCTAAAATCGAGGCCATACTCATTTTTGCTCTCTCACCAGACGAATATCTGCCGAATCTACCTTGGATTATTCCATTTCTCAATATATGTATATCAATTTGTTCTCTCACACTTTTTCCATCAGCTAAAGTAGTTTCACCTTCAATCAATACTTGAAGATCAGACTTCATATCTTGTAAATAGTTATTTGTATAACCACTAATACTACCAATAGCACTATTTGAGAGCCAATTGTTAAATTTATGAAAATGGGTATACCATTCTTCTATTTCTGATACTTTATTAGTTAATTTAACTACCTCTTTTTCTATATTATCAACCTCTATCTTATTTTGTTTGATTTGCAATTTTAATTGATCTTTTCTCAGTCCTTCTACTCTACCTTCAACTACTTTAATTTGTTTATTATGGTTAATAATATTTGTTTTGGAAGTTTCAATGTTACCTTCTAAAGTAGTTTTAAGAGTTTGGGCTTCAGTTAATTTAGATTTTAATTTCAATGCACTAGCATCAATTTCAACAATTTCAGTTCTATGTTTTTTCTTTTCTTTAGCTTGTTTTTCTAATTCGTCATCTAATATAAATAAATCTGATTTTATCTCTTCTAATTCCTTTTGTACTTTTAGATATTCTTTATCAAATTTAATTACTTGTTTTTTAGTTTTTTCAGCATTAAAATCTTTATCTTTAAGTGAAAATTTATGATCACAAGAAGGACAGGTTATAGTTTCTAATAAAGAAGCTTTTAATTTATTTAATTTTTCACCTACTTCTTGATGTTCCTTTATCTTTTCAACATCAGCTTCTTTAACTTCCATTTGTATTGTTATTAAATCAGCAACACTTTTATCAATTTCATCAACTAATTCCAATATTTTTTTAGTTGATTTAAGTTTCTTAATATCTAACTCTATACCTTTAATTACATCTTTACCTTTTTCAAGTCTATCTTTATAGGACTTAATATCTTCTTCACAATCAAAAATCCACATTTCAAGCTCCTTTATTTCCTTCTTTTTCTGTTGTTCAAAATTAGTTTCATTTAATTTAGCTAATTCATCTTGGTATCCTTCCAATTTACCTTCTGCTTTTAACAGCAACTTCTCCTTCTCAAGTACATCAATCTTATCTGCATCTTCCTTGATTAAGTCGTCTATACCGTTTAACATATCAGCCCCTGAGAATCTAGATATAATTTTCTTTTTGAGAGTGTCAGAAGCACTAAAAAATGGTGTATAGTTGTCTTTATGAACTATAAAATAATTTACTAAATCATCTTTAGATATACCGATTAATTCGATGATACGTTTTTTATACTCTTCTACTCCACTTAATTTAATATCTTCACTGCCAAATTTAAGTTCAATTACTTGAGATTTTTTAACATAAAATGTACGATTTATAATAAGTGTTTTTTTATATATAGTATTGTAAAGTTCAAATCCAACAAAAGCATCCTCTTCACCATCTCGAATTAATTCGGATATAGTTGCATCTCGAAATAAATCACCGGTTAAAGCAATTGATACTGCCTCAGGTATAATACTTTTACCTGATCCGTTACTTTCTTGAGAATCATCATCTCTGTTTTCTCCTTGAAGTAATCTAGCTACTCCTTGATGAAATTCATAAGTAGTATCTAAATGAGAGGCTAATCTCTGTATTTTAAGTAATTTTGGTAACCACATACTTATAAAATATTTGTACTTTTAAACTTAATATAACAAAAAATGTGAAGAATCGTCCTTTATATATTGATCCCTTACCAATAAACTTATGAATTTTAAAATTAAACCCTTTTTTATATTCATCAGATTTATATTTATCTACTAATAATACATTTTTATTAGACATTTTATAAATTACACCATTCCATATATAAAGAATGTCCTCAGGATTTCCAACTTTATCTATATTGCCTCTTAAATCCCCTCCTAATTCTTCATTTTTCAATTCAACAAAAAATATAGGATAATAAAATACTTTTTGACCTAATATTTTAGTTAAAGGATTATAATTATGCGATAAATGCCAACTACTTAATTTAAATAGTTTTTTATCTTTTACTGTTGTATTTATTATATTTATATTTTTCATTGTTTTTCCTCCCAAATTTTAGAAACGTCTATTTTCTTTTTATTTACTTCAATATTCCAATCTTTTGATTCTTGAAGTTCTCCCTTATCTAAACGCTCTTCAATACGTTTTACAACAGCTTTAAACTTAGTTTCACATTCCTTTCTATATGGAAGTGCTTCATAGGCTAATTTTAAATGATGATAAGCTTCTATATGTTTAGAAGATAAAGATGCTTTAGAACCCAAATCCCAATTTAAATCATAAATATCATATTTTACTTTTTCTGTTTTAAATAATTCTTCCAAATATTTTTTAGCTTCTGCTTCAGTTATTTGTTTAAGTTCTATTTTTACTTTAGTATAAATTTCCTCATAAAGTGCTTTAAATTCAGGTTCTTGTAAAATTTCTGTAGCATAATTAGCAGTTGATTCTATTTTTTCTTCTGTCCAAAATAGAGAATCATAATTAGGAAAAATTCCTGCACTACGTTTTTCCAATACTCCTAAAGTAAGTGCTACATCTACTATCTCAGAAATTCTAGATATACCTGTACCAAATTCAATATTGAATTCTGCAACTTTAAAAGGAGCAGCTACTTTATTTTTAACTACTTTAACTTTAGTTTTTGCTGCTGTATGAATATCTTTACCATCTTCTTGATGTTTTTCTGTTCCTTTTCTCCTAACATCTAATCTAATTGAAGAATAAAATTTGAGGGCTTTGCCGCCTGTGGTTACTTCTGGGCTTCCATATATGACTCCAATTTTTTCTCTTAATTGGTTAATATAAATTATTGTCGTTTCTTGTTTAGAACTTGCTACAACCTTCCTCATATGAGCACTCATAAATCTAGCTATTAAACCTAATTTTAAATCTCCTGTTTCTGCTTTTGTTTCTGCTTCACTTACTAAAGCCGCTACACTATCTAAAACAATTAATTGAACTTCTCCAGAATAAGCTAATTTTTCAATTACATTTAAACATTGCTCTGCCGTATTCGGTTGAAAGAATAAAAGTTGATCTAAAGTACCACCTAAATTTTCAAAATAAGTATGTGAAAAAGAGTGTTCTACATCTATAAAAGCTGCTATATTTGCCTTATCTAACTTTTGATATTCAATTATTGAATGTAAGGCAATTGTTGTTTTTCCCGAATGCTCTGGGCCATATATTTCTATAATTGCAGCTTTAGGTATTCCCCCGCCCATAGCTATATCAAGTCCCACAGAGCCGCTACTAGATAATAGCGGAAATGCTCTATCTTTATCACTTAAATCAATATAAATATCACTAGCTTCTGTTTTTTTGATTTCCTCTAAAATACCTTTTAATTTACTTGAATATTCCATAATTATATAAATATATATTCTTTAAATTGCCCTGGTTTCTTTGCATAAGAAACCATTAAGTCACCATCATAATTTGCAATTGTCATTAAACTACAACTAGCACAATGACATTTTTTAAACTTATTTTTATCGAGCCCATCAAATATTTCTTGGACATCTATTTTAATAGGTTGTCCTAATTCTTTGGCACAATTCGTACAAAATTCAACTATACTCATTATTTTAATCTACTATGTACAAAGTCACTTAATTCCTTAAATTCCATTTGTAACCATTTAAATTGTACTTCCATTGAACTTTCATTTGTAATAAAATGCCAATGATCTAACTCTTTTACTGATACCATTCTTCCTTGATTATATTGATCTAATCCATCTGCCCAAATACTATCATCATCTTGAGGTACTTTCTCTTCAGTCCATGCAGTAGCCATTTTAACAAAATTATTGTCTCTATCATCATAAATGATATAGTCTATTTTTAAATTTTTATAATAATCTTCCTTTGTCATAACTTTAATTCAATATTTGATTTAAATACTTTTGTCCTACTTTTAGATCTTTGATTTTATTATACTTTGCAAATTTGACAAACTCCTTTTTAATTGAGTCTTTATTAAATGAAATAAATTCTTGTTTTTGGGCCGAAATCATACCTGCATCTACATCAGGTCTTTTTATTTTTACATCTATCCCTTTTTGTTTAAATCTATTTACATTTAATGCATCTAATTTGGCTACATTTCCAAAAAATTGGAATCTGATATTATGTTCACTATCTCCCCATTTAGATAATAACTTCTCTATTTTAGCTTCTGATGTTTTATCTATATCAACCTTTATTTTGTGATATTCTCGAAACTCTAATTTAACGAATTCATGAGAACCATCATCAAATAATATACTGATACCTTTTTCGTTTGTTTCACCAAAGTTATGGGGAAATCCTCCTCCCACATAATAAATATTATTGCCTATTTTAGATTGATTGTGATAATGATGGACTAATACTTTGTCAAATTGCTTAAAAAGATTCTTATTTAAATCATTTTCTATTGTTGTTCCATCATTATTTTTAACTCCATTAATAGCAATATGTGTTTGCAATATATTTTTAACTCCTTTTTTAAGCTTTACTTGCTTTAAATATTTTCCATAAGTATCTTTTTCATCAAAATATGGAATGAAGTGTAATCTAAGTTTTTCAAAATCTAGATAATCATATCCTCTAGTAAGTATAAAATTTGGATGATCTTGATAAATATCTAAATAAGACTCTTCAGAAGAATAATTTGTACGACAATGATTACCAGGGATTGCTTGTAGCATGAGATTTTCTTCCCTAAATAACTCCAATATTTCATAAAATACTTCTAAATTAATTAAAGATTGGCTCTTACGCGAGTCCCAGACATCACCACCATGAAATACATTAACTCCATATTTTTTAGCTAATTTTATTACTTGAATATAAATATTAATATTTTCTTCAATATTACTCTCTTTTAAATGAGTATCCCCTATTAAGATTGCTATTACTTTTTTCACTTTTTTATTTCTTTTATCTTATCTTGTATAAGTTTTTGAAAATTATTAATTTCCCAATAAGGTATTATTAATAAATGGGGTGTATTTGGTTTTTGACAATATTCAATTTTTATTTTATCTCTCTTTTTATTTTCTAAAAACTCTTTATTTCCTTTATGGAAACCTTCTATAAAAGAATAATGTTGTCTTCCATTATATTCAATATATAAACTATAATAAGGTAAATAAAAATCAAATATTAAAGGATATCCTTTTAATGATAAACAATTCTTATCATCATAATCATATAGAAATCTTACTTTAATTTTAGTTAAAAAAATAGAAATTTGTCTCTCATTAGCAGATTGAATACATTTTGGACACCCTTGTTTCCTATTTTTATGATGATCCGGTGGTTGTAAGAATTCTCCATGAGTAGGACAAATAATTATTCCTTTAGTTTTTGCATTTATATAAATAAATTTTGAATAATCATAAAAATTATCATGGATTTCTTTAGATTCTCGAACAAAATCTTCAAAATAATTTTGTAATTCACCTACTTTCTTTAAATACCATTTTCTTTGACCTTCCTTTATTTTTTCTCCATTATTTTCTCTATAAATTTTTTGTCTTTTTGCTATTTTTTCTTTATTATTTTTTTGATATTCTTGTACTTTTAATGGATTATTATCCCTCCATTTTTTTTGGAGTTTTATTTGTCTTTCTCTATTTTCTTTCCTCCACCCTTCACCTTGTTTATTTTTACATTTTCTACAAATATTATTCCATTTACCATTATCACCTCTTATAAAAAAATTATCTTTATTAAGTGTTTTCCACTTCTTACACTTATCACATTGTTTTTCTTTTCCCATAATATAAACAAAAGTAGCAGGATTGAATAGTGGTCTAAAGTTTAACTCCGAAGAGGAAACTACACCATTCGCACCTGCTAATACTTTTACTGAATTTACAGAGTTAAACTTTAGACCTTGTAAAGGTAAAAAAGTTTTCTGACTTTTCAAAATTATATGGTTATGAGCTATTGACATTCTCTAACAATTATCGGAACAAGCAGAGTTGCTTGTCCCTTTAATTTACGATTGAATTTAAGATTACTTTTTAGGGTCCTTTTTGTACTTTTCTTTCATCAATTCCATTCTAGACTTACCTTTTTTAGAAGTGTTTTTCTTAGATGAAGTTTTCTTATCCTCTTTGGGCTTTTCCTCTTCTTCTTTATCATCTTCAAATGGTGGTTCTTCCTCATCTTCATCTTCGTCTTCATTCTTATCCTCAGAAGTTTCATCTTCTTGTTCTGTTGAATCTTCATCCTCTTCATTATCCTCTCCAGAATCCTCATCTTGATCTTCCTCTTCATCATCCTCAGGATAATATTTGTCAATTTCTTCAACAATATCTAACCAATCATCATGAGTAAATGCTTCATACCCATTTTCATTGTCAAAGATTTCAAGTCCTGTAAGTTGCTTTCCAAAATCAGAACGTTGAAAACTATTTACATAAAGTTCTTCCAAAGACCTTATCTTATCATTTTCAAAATCTTGCAATTCTTCATCTGAAAGAGGCGCATCAGTTTTATACATGATTGTAGCAGCATACTTATCTCCACCCTTTTTCTCTGGATCGTAAACAAGTTTTACCATCTTTCCATCATCAGGATGAGTAAAAGGATCAGTTGTAATTGCTTCATCTTCATCTTCTGTTGCAGCAATAGCATTTAATTGGTTTTTGGTTCCAATTGTAAATTCAAACCTCCCATATTCTGCAGTTCCATCCATTAATACCCTTTTAACATATGCTACCCATGTAGTCTGAGGTTTAATACCCACTTTCCAATTAAGGATTGGTTTTATAGCTTTTTCCAAACCTTCTTTATCATCACCAAATTTTTCTTTTTGTTGATTAATAACAAAAGTTATATACTCTTCCACAAGATCTTTTCTTGTTCCACCATGGATACGTGAATTAAAAATGGGTCTCCTTGCTATCTTTTTAGATTTTTTACCATCTTCATCCTTTTCCTCTATTTCTTGAGGCAACCAAGAAGTTGTTTTAGGTTGAATCCAAATATTTCCTTTTGTACCCGTATGGGCAGGAAAAATTCTCAACTTATTTGTTCCAGTTTTTACACTTAAGAACTTAATAAAATTCATTCCTCCTGAAAAAATTTTATCATTTACTTCTTCTTCTTTGCTTTTTAAATCAGCAGTTGCTGCTGGTTTATACTTATTTCTATCGAAAGCCATTTTATTTACGGTTTAGTTTAACAATAATTAATTAATCTTCTCAAATTCCTTGTAAAAGTACGAAAAAATCTTTGAAATTCCAAATCTTTCTTTTACTGTATTAATTTATCAGTTACTTTTATTAACACTCCATTTATCATACCATCTAATATTTCTGATTGAAATTCATCAGGCCGTAGTTTGTCGGTCATCTTATCTAGCTTAGTATCTTTTGATTTAGCTGACCAATAAAGAGAATTTACATAATCTCGATCTCTCCTTATATCTAAAAGTGCTAACTTTTTTCCCCTATACTTCTCTTCATCTTTTTGATGTTTTTTATCTAACCTTACAGTATTTTCTATTTGAGCTTTAGTTGGTGAATTAATTGTTTTCTTTAGTTCTTTAAAAGCACTAGTTTCTGCAATAGCTCTTTTCCTATCTAAATCATCTTTATCCTTTTCTAACTCAAATTCTTCTCTACGCAAGTAATCTTCAATGTCTGCTAAAAATATACCTAATCTATTAAGTATTAGTGGGAAGGTCAAAATTTCACCCAATATATTGGCATAATCTATCCTTAATATATCTTCTACATTGATCTCCGTATCAAACTCTTTAATAATGAGTTTGATCATCTTATTACCAATACTTACTACTTTTATATTATCACTCATCTTTTACAATTTCTTTAATATCTGATTTTGCTATAACTTTAGTATTACCACCTTCCATAGTGATTTCTATATTTTGGTTATCAGGGTACTTAGTTATTTTTCCTGTAATATCTTCATCTTTCAACCTAACAGTATCACCTTTCATTACTGAAATCTTTTGTTTTGGCTCTAATTTATCCCCAATTAAAAATTCAATTTGATCATTTGAACTTGAATAAACATTGAATTGATTTGGATATTTACCACCTTCTTTAACAGTCCCCGTTCCTATAACTACACACTCTCCCACATTTATATGTAAGCTATCTAACAATTCACTTTTCTTTTCATATTCTGGATTCCAAAGAAGTATAATTAGTTCTTCATTATTAAAATCCAAATGTAATTTGGCAAAGTTTTTACCTTTAGATTCACCACTAACATGTTTTCCAATATGTACATATTTTAATATTCCTCCAAAAGCATATCTTATTCCATCTTCTGCTGTTTGAAGTATGTTAATTGGCAAACATGGAGCTGCACTTGCTCCTCTAGCTACAGTTTTACTAGCTTTAATTATTTCTATATAATTAATTCCACCTAAACCCGATAACTCTTTTTGTTTAAGTAACAACCACCATTTCTTTTTATTATTAGCAGTTTTCAATAAACCATCTACATCATCATAAATTTTTGCTTTTTTATAATAAGCCTCTATTAATTCAATTCGTTTAGTTATATCTTCATCTATATCATATAATTCATCAAATGAACCTGACAATATTAAATTAGTAACCATTCTTTTATTAACCTTATCTTTAGGTACTCGATTAAAAAACTCCCCTACTTCAAAAAAATCACCATTTTTTTCTCTTTCTGTTAATATAGCTTCTAATCCTACTTCACCTAAAAATTTAACTCTTGAAAGTGACCAATAAATACTATTACCCTCAAATTTAAATGCAATATCTGATTTATTAATATCAGGAGGAACTATTTTAATATCTTTATTTAAAGCAATTTCAGCCATATAACGAATAATATCATCCTCTTCTTCTGCATACTGTAACGCACTTGTCCAAAATTGAACAGGATAATAATATTTTAACCATTGAGTTATATAACCTAATATAGCATAAGCAGCAGCATGACTTTTGTTAAATCCATAAGCACTAAACACCTCTAGTTTAGTCCATATTTCTTTAGCTTCCTTTTCAGGACAACCCTTTTTAATTGCTTCATCTATGAAACGCTTTTTATACGGAACCAATACAGAAGCTATTTTCTTACCCATCGCTTTCCTTACATCATCGGTTTCCGCACCACTAAAACCCCCCAAGACCTGTGTAGCCTTCATAACTTGCTCTTGAAATATATATAACCCAAATGTCGCTTCTGTTACTTCTTTTAAATTAAAATCATATTCCGGTACACTTAAACCATTTTTCAACTTAACATAACTAAAATGTGCACCTGATTGAATTGGGCCAGGTCTGTATAAAGCTACCATTGTTATCAATTCCTCTACATTTACAGGTTTTACTTCTTTGCAATAAGATGTTAAACCTGGACTTCCAAATTGAAATACATCTCCATTTTGACCTTGCCTAAATAATTCCATTACATTTTGATCATCCATTGGAATAGAATAAATATCTACATCTTCATCTGTTGATTCTTTAATAAAGTTTAAAGTAGATTTGATTTTATCCAATTGACGTATTCCTAATATATCTTCTTTTAAAAACCCAGCTTCTTCTAATTGTGGAGCTTCCCATTCTGTTAAAAGTAAACCTTCATGTGTTTTTAAAGGTAAATAATTATATATATCTTCTCCTTCATACCTTGGAAGTACAATTGTAGCACAAGGATGTATTGATTTAGCTTTAGGTTGTCTTAATATTAAACCTAAATTATTAATTAAGTCTAAATTACTTTGAATAAAACCTTTTAACTGAGGATCTTTTTGAGCAGCTATAAATATTTCTTCAAAATTACCATCTTTACCTTCTTTAATATAAATGTTACTTGTTAATATATTCAAAAATTTGAAATCAACACCTTTTATTTTGCCTAAATCTTTAAGTGCTTGCTTTATTTTCAAAGTAGTATAAGTACTAACATTGCATACATAATTTTGTCCATACTTATTTTCAATGTAATTCATTACATCTCTTCTCCTTTCAGCCTCAAAATCAACATCTATATCAGGCAAACTTTTTCCAATACGCCCTGAATTGAGAAATCTACTAAATAATAAATCATATTTTAAAGGATCAATTTGAGTTATTTCTAATAAATAAGCTATTAAACAACCAGCAGCTGATCCCCTACCTGGTCCCACTAATATATCTTGAGTTTTACACCATCTAATTATATCCCATAATATAAGAAAATAATCAATATATCCTCCTCTCTCTATTAACTCAAATTCTTCCTCTATTCTTTTATAATAAATATCTTTTTGACTTTCTTCTATGTCAATTCTTAACATACCTTCATCCATCAAATCCCAAAATAATTCTCTATTATCTTCTTTGAGATATTCCTTAGGTAAACCCTTCATTTCAAAAATAGGAATATGAAATGTATTTAAATCTACTGTAAAATCAACTAAATTCGATAAATCTGTTGTATTTCTAGCTGCTTGTTCAAAAACATTGAATAATCTATCATCATCACCTTCTTTAAATAATTGCTCAAATATTTCAAATGAATCCTCTACATCTTTAAAATATTGATCTTGAGAAGAATATTGGTATTTCACATCACCAATTTTATTAAGTAATTTTTTAATATGGGCTTCACCTTTATCTAAATAATAAGAATCATTTATTAAAATAGGTGAAAAATTTTGTATATGGTTATCTAAATAATTTTTAACATTTGTTAAATACTCCACATCGTGATCTTTATTATCCCATTGTACTGTATCTATTTGATAGAAAACATCATCAAATTTAGCTGTATATAAAGCTTGATTTATTGCAGATAAAAGAAAGTCATTCCCTAATACAATTATTAATCCTTTACCCAATTCTACTAAATCATCTTCTTCTATATGTCCAACGTTATCTATGTTTATTTTAGAATTTATAGCAAGTAAATTTTTCCATCCAATTTCATTAACAACATATACTTTTGAATCAAAAGTAGTTTTTTTAGTTTTAACTGTTATAGTTTCTCCTAATATTGGTTTTAATCCGACTTTTTGACAAGCTATTTGAAATTGAAGTATACCTGCAAGTGTATTTTTTTCACAAATACCTAAAGACTTATGTCCTAAAAATTTAGCTTTATCGCACCAATCAGAATAATCTCTTGATCCATTGAGCATTTCATATTTTCCATGAACTCCTAGATGTACAAATGGAATATCTATTTCTACTTTAGCTTGACCTAAATACTTAAATGGTTTGAGTGATGGTTTATTTGTTTCGTCCCATGGAGTATAATAATAATTACCTCCAAAACTATATACATAATGCCCTTCCTTTACCTCTTCTTCACTGCTGATAATTAAATGGAAGTCTTTATCAAATATTTTATCTAATTTATGCTCAAGAAAATAATATTTATCCTTGTCAATAGATAAATAACCATCTTGTACTTCTGCTTGAAGTTTATTTTGTTCAATCCACTCTTCTATCATGGTCTATGTTTTATCTCAAATACACCGTTGCCAATCATTTCATCAACAGTAGAATAACCACTATAACTGACACCACTTCTAATTCCATTCCAAATTTCTTCCATAATTTCAAATAATGGTTTTAAATCTTTATCATCTACTTTTATAGTAAAACTTTCATCAAATCCACTATTTGATACACCTTTTTTAGAATTACTCATACCAAAATGTTCACCTGTTCCATCAACATGCATTTGAGCTTCTTTAGCCTTAGTAAAAAGTCGAGCTCCCATACAATAATCACTTCCCGCTGCAAATGATTTCACATAATCACCTGGATAAATATATCCTCCATCCGCTAAAATTGGAACTTCAGCTACTTTAACACACTCTAAAATTTCAGTAATAGTAGCTCTATAAAATCCCGTTTGATATCTAGTTGAACAAATTTGTGAAGAAGTACCTATACCTAACCTAATTATATCTACTCCACACTCTTGTAAATAATATACACCCTCTGTAGTATGAACACTTCCAGCAATTACTCTTTCATATCCTTTATCTTTCAACCTATTTATAGTTTCTTCAATTTGAGGTAAATATCCTGAGGCAGTATCTATAAAAGCTGTATTATAACCCATTTTTAACCCAAAATCTTCTATTTTTGGAGTATTTAAACCTACTCCTACAAATATATTTTGTAATTTTAAATAATTAGCATGGCTTAAAGCAGTTAATGATCTTTCATCTCGAGGAATATGAATTGTAGGTTGTATTTCCTTTTTTAATTTAGAAACTGCCAAAAGAAATGTACCTCCAATTAAACTTGACATTGAAGATACAACTATACGAGCTCCTTCTATTGGTATTTCTCGTCTACTTTCTACTTCACCAATTTGAGCCAAAAGAGTTACATCATCATATGATAAGGATCTAGTTTTTACAATTTTTGCCATTTTCTAATATATTTTAATAACGATTTTACAATTTTAATATCTTCTTTTAATAAACCTAAAGCATTGTTACAAGATTTACATAATATTTCTCTAACTTCATTTATTTTATGATCATGATCTATATGAGTTCCTCTTCCATTTTCTGTTAAATTATTAAAACAAATTGGACATTTATATTTTTGCTTCTCTAACAATTCAATAAATGAATCTTTATCAAATTGCTTTCCTTTATAATTATATCTTTGAACTCTTTGATCTAATCTATTTTCTTTAGTTCTATTTTTTAAACATTTCCTACATTCATTAGCATAATTATATTTTCTTCTTTCATCTTTATAAAAATTATCTATAGATTGAGGTAATTGACCTCCTTCACAATTCACATTAGAACATATAATGTATCCTTTATCTAATAACTGTTGCTTTAATTTTAACTCTTTTAAGTATGAGCCTGATTTAACTTCATCTCTTCTTTTTGATCTACATATTTTACAAACATTTTCTCTACCATCTTCATACCTTTTATGTTTATAAAAATCATTTAAATTTTGCTCTTTCTTACAAGTAATACATTTTTTCTGCATAACTAAAATTTTTGTTATGCAAATATATAAAATCTTCTTTTAATTTCCAAATTTAAAAAGGTGGATATTTTTTTGCTAAACTACCATAATGTTTAAATACTTCAATATATTGTTTTATATCAGGATGTTTAAATTGTAATTCTCCTGTTGTTAAATTTAAAAACAATTTATAAGGTATATTGTCATTAATTATACAATATTTTCGTTCTCCTTTTAAATAACAAGATATTGAAGGTAAATCTATATCAGTAAATGTAAGTGTGGTTTTAATACCATTACTTGCAAATAATGTATAACCTAAAGGTTTTAACCATTCTTCACATTCTTCCCTAAAATCCATAATTTATTTATCTTTGTCCATTTCTAAATTTAAGTCTTGAAATGGAATTACAAAATCCACCATTTTTAAATCAACTTTCTCTTTTTTTCTATTACTTAGTAATCTAGATAATTTCAATACACTCCTAATATCTCTACCACTTAAAGTATCGTACTTTTTAACTATTTTATCTATTTCAGTACTAGGTAAATCAATTTTAAAACTATCACTTAATACCTTCCAAATTTTCTTTGCATCAGTAGGCTTAGGTATTTCATAACGTATATGTGCTGTTGCTCTACTTAAAATAGCATCATCTATTAATGTTGATCTATTAGAAGTTAGGAATAATACACCTTTATAATACTCTAAT